TATCGACCTTTCCACGCACCCCGACTTGGGAGGAAACGTGTCTCATCAAGGCCCTGTTTTGGGACGCCGAGGATACGGTCGTGCAATACCACCCGGCCGAGGCTGAATACGTGAATTATCATCCCTACACGCTGCACCTGTGGCGCTACGCAGGCGGGAGCTTCCCCACGCCGGCGCCAGAAATGATTGCTTAGAGGAGACACAACAGGAAATGAAAGACACCAACCCAAGAATCTGGTTAGGCAGTGGGGACAACCCCGTGCCCGTTAAGGATCTGGCGGTGGAGGTTTGCCGAGAGGGTCACGCACCCGTGTTTTATATCTGCGCCGCCCTCGGAACCAGTATGCACGGCACTTGCCCTGTTTGCGCCATCCCCACCCCGAGGACGGCCGGCGAGCCGATGACTGAGGCGGCACCGACCGTATTCCGGCGCATCGGCTTCGCGACCCTCTACGACGTGGCGCAGGGCTGCCGGGGTTGTCGGAATGAAGTGGTGGCCGCCTACACCGAGACACAGGCCGACATCATCGCGCGGCTGCCCGTTTGCAATGAGCACGCGCTGGGCCTGGAGGGCGATTTGGAGCTCCACGGCCAATATCAGGCCATCATTGATTCGAATTTCCCCATCTGCTACCCGGAGACTTTCGAGGAACTCACCGCATGGATGCTCGATGGCGAGCCGTGCGTAATGAAGTCGCCAGGCATCAAGGGGGTGACTGATGCTGACCACTGAACAACTCAAGGCCCGAGAGGGCAAGATTGGCGGCAGCGATGCCGCCGTGACTTGTGGGCTCTCACGGTGGCAAACGCCGCGGGAGCTCTATTACATCATGCGCGGGGAAATGCCCGCAGATCCCATCGATCCCATCAACGCCTTTCTGGGGCACCAGCTGGAGCCGATGGTCGTCAACTGGTACGTGGAGCAGACCGGCAACAAGGTCCGAAACACCAACCGCACCTACCGCAACACGCTCTATCCGTGGGCGGTGGCACACCCCGATCGGATGCTCGTGCCGTATGGCGCGCAACGGAGGCGGCGGGGCCTGGAGATTAAGACCGCGGCCACGCCCGAGGGGTGGGGCCTCGATGGAACTGACGAGATCCCAGACGAGGCGCTCATGCAGGTTATCCACTACATGGAAATTGTGAAGGCCGGCGCGTGGGACGTGGCGGTGTTTTTCCTGGTCTCGCGAGAATTCCGACGCTACACCATCAATCGCGATCCCGAGGTTGGCCTGCAGTTGATGAGCGCCGAGCGCACGTTCATGGAGTACGTGAAGGCTGGCACGCCGCCCGGGTGGGACTTCGACCACGGCACCACGCTCGAGCTCATGAAGCGAGTCTATCCCGGCACCGATGGCACGAGCGTCACCCTCGACAAGCAAGTGGATCACTGGTGGGACGTGCTCGAGGATGCCCGCAAGCGCCGCGCGCAGTACCAGGCGGTGGTTGACGGGGCCAAGGCCCATGTCCTCGCAGAAATGGGCGAGCACTCCCTCGGCTACCTGCCCGGGGGCGACACCATCGCCCAGAAACACACCGGCAATGGCGCGGTGCTGCTCAAGCGCCGCAAATTCGTCAATTTCCAATGAAGATTGATGTCCCCAGCCTCGGCGATTTCCGGATACACGTAACACTCTTGAACGGGAAACGAGTGCTCGCGCGCCAAGTGCTTGCGAACGACACGAAACAGTGGCGCATTCACGCAACTGGAAACTGGACGATTACCAGCATTCGATACCACGTTCGCACCGACATAGGGCACGGCGATTGGACGTGGCGCTTACCGACGCCGGCGAAAGTTACATCCGGCAAATGGGTGAAGGTCAACTTCGACCCACGCGGACTCATTGAGGAGATTTACACATGAAACAGCCTGCAATCCCACAATCCCTTGACACCTTCGGCGGTGCCGAAGGTGCGCTCACCGTCATGGACGTGAAGCGTCACGTCAATCTGATTCAGCAAGTGCTGCACGAAGTGATGAAACCCAACGTGCACTACGGGATCATCCCGGGCACCAAGGAAAACACGCTCTACAAGGCCGGCGCCGAGCTGATTTTGACCACGTTCCGCCTGGGCTGCGTGCCCGAGACCGTGGAGGAGACCGGCGACGGTTTCCGGGTCATCGTGCGCGTGTTCCATATCCCGACCGGCAACACCATCGGCTATGGCATCGGCGCGTGCTCCTGGGCCGAGGAAAAATACGCCTGGCGCAAGGCGCACAAGGGGGAATACGAGAAGGCCCCCGACGACAATAAGCGGATTAAATATTATGGACGAAACGCCGTCCAACAGGTCCGCACGAACCCCGCTGACTACTACAACACCACGCTGAAGATGGCCACCAAGCGGGCCCGCGTAGACGCCTGCCTGACTTCGACCGCCGCCTCGGACGTGTTCGCGCAAGACCTCGAGGATACCGGCGGCAAGCCCGACCAGGGCGCCCCGCAGCGCCCCGAGCCTGAGAGGGGGAACGGGGAGGAGAGCCCGGACACCGCGAAGTTACTCAAGAGCATCGAGCTCGCAGCTTCGGTGGACGAGCTCACGGTCATCATGGACGCCATCAACAAGGTACCGGGAAAGGGGAAGCTGCCGCTCATTACAGCGTATCGAGAGCGTATCAAGGAGGTCGCTCCAGACCTGGCCGGCTAGGCCCTACAATGCGTGTATTTGCGTTTAACCAATTGGAGGTACCCGATGTCAAACTGTCACAACCCCGCGTGCGGTAGCGCGTTCACACGAACCCGGCCGTGGCAAAAGTTCTGCACTTCTCAGTGTCGTGCCGCGATGCGCAATCGCACCCTGAAGGACCACTACGCCCCCGCAAGCGCCGTGGCGGTCATGTCAGCGGCGATGGACTGGTGGGCACACGGTGGCAGCTTTGAGACCGTCGAGGAGCTCAAGGCCGCGTGCGAGCGCCACCGCATCGAGACCAAGGACGAGGAAAATATCCCGTGAGCGTTCGAGATACATCGCACGAGGCCTACGAATACGTGCGAAAGCGAGGGATTACGGGCGCTCAGTCGGTGCGGCTAGGCCAGGTTCTCTATTCACGCCCACTGTTGACGCGCCAGGAGTTAAGCCGGGCGTCCGGTGTGGCGATAAACGCTGTTTGTGGGCGCGTGAACGAGCTCATCAAGGCGCATTTCATCCAGGAATGCGGGAAACGCCCGTGCCGCATCACCGGGCGAACGGCCTACGTGCTCAACATTCGGCGACCTTTACCGAAACAGGAGCAATTGCTATGACCGAAGATGCCCCTTCTTACCGCGTTCTCAGCCCGAGCGGCGCCAAGCGCCGGCGCCTACTGCGGCGCCTACGCCGCCGTATGAGCATCGCCGGCGCCGCTTTCTGGCTCGGGGTGGCAATCATCGTGGTCATCGTCGTGGTGAGCTCCTAGTGGAACGCCGGGCGTTTCTCGTGACCCTGGCCGCAGTCATGAGCTCACCGACGTACCGCGCCGCGGCATTGGTGCGAGATTTCGGCGTACCGGGGACCGTGACATTTGATGCCGCCCACGTCGTGTGGAGGCAAGCGGCTGGCAATTACTTGGTCGCGCCGGAAATTGTGGCGCGCGAGGCACTCGCGATATACCACGAGTGGGAGCTCGCCCTCCTGAAAGTCGATGAAGCGTAAGCCCAAGAAGCCGGCACAGCCGACTCTGGTGTGCGGGCTGTGCCGGGAGTGCTGCAAGGGTCCGCGCCAGCTACGAATTAAGCCACCTAAGCCCCCGTGGCAGTATTACACCTACAAGAATGATGGCCACACGTACTTAGGCACGCAGCCCAACGGCGATTGCATCTACCTCACGCCGGCGGGGTGCATGATCTACAGCGTGCGGCCCGATGAGTGCCGCGCCTTCGACTGCCGCGACCATGTGGATCACCCTCTCATTCAGCCGCGTATCCAAATCGAGGCGCTCAAGAGAATGGCGCCAACGACGTAAGCCGGGCTCCTTCCCTGGCATTTGAGGGCGCCAAGCTGCCAGTGCGGCGCCCTATTTCTTAGTCAAGTTATATCTGAGGCGATTGAGGCGATTGAGGCGAAAATAATCGCCTCACAGACTCCCGGAGCCGCGTTTCTGAAGTTCGATGAGCGTGCGGAGTAAGTCGGCGACCTCGCTCTGACCATCACGCAGCGACTTGAGCCCTGTCACGGCCGAGGCCTCGAGCTGCTCGATGCGGCGCTCCATGCCGTGCCCCCGCCATCCTTGTTCGCCCATGTGATCCGGGCCATGCCACTCGTGGAGCTCGTCAATCTGCAGGAGCGCCGTTTCCGACATCGAGCACGGTAGTTTCCGGGCTCGGAAAATATGCTCGAACAGCGGGCGGGCAAATGCGCCCACGATCGCCGCCGTTCCGATCAGCGTGGCGGTGATGAGAGCTCCCCATTGGGTCGGGTCGATGTCGGCCATTTGCTTACAATAGCCCAGGGCCGGAACGGTTACGGGGCGAGTTACAAATCCCTACAGGGGGTTACGACTGGACAACATAGCCCGTCGCCATCAGCGCGAGCACCAGGGCGACGACGACGGCGAACACTATTTTATCTGCGCGGCCTGCTGGCGCAGGGCAGTTCGATATTCCCGGGCAATACGGATCTCCTCGTTCAGATCGTAGATAAGTGCATCGTCGCCGGGCCACTTCTGTCCATTCGTGCGCCGCCGGTGGATGCTCTCCAGCTGCCGCTCCAGACGTTCCAGCCGATTCTCGTTCGCCAGGGTCTCCTGCTGGTTCATCAATGTGATCTTCTGGACGGTCATCCCGCCGGCGCTTGCGTGGCGCTGCTCCAGGGTTATGAAGCCACCGATTAACAGGCCCACAAGGGCTATCCATGCCGTTACCTCCTTGACCTTCACGGCGCGCTAGCCCCGCGCTCACGTCGCTGCATCGTCCCGGGCGATTACTGCGTCGATGCGCGCGTCCAGTTCCGCGTGCAGTTTATCGAGTGCGGCGTGCTCCTCGGCATTTGGACCTCGCTGCTCCTCGAGCATCTTACGAGCCATAGCAATGAACGGATTTGCCATCGCGGCACGATCGGGCGAGTGCTCGACCGCCGAGGCCCAATAGTCGATCCCCATGAATACGAAACGCAGTACCAGTGCTTCCCATCCCATATCAGGCTCCCACCGCTTTCGCGATTCCGTACTTTACGAGCTCCGCGTAAAACCGATTGGTCAACGTTCGGATCAGTGCCGCCTGGGCGGCTAAGTCCTCCCCGGTCGCCACGCGCGCGGCCTTGAATGCTACCTGGATCTCCCGGTCGAGGCGCCGGACCTCCTTGACCACCTTCGGGTCATGGCAGCCGGCCACGTTGGGGGCCACGCACGCCGGTTGCTCGGCGTAGCGGACGAAATCCGACTTGTTCACCAGGTAGTCGGCCTCGAGCACGAACACCCGTTGATCCGGGGTGAGCGCCGCGAGCTGCTCGTCGGTGAGGCCCTCGTGCACCGGCGCCGCGGGGCAGCCCGTCAGCGCGACGGTCATAAGCATGAGCGCCGCAATCATCAGCACCAGGAGTGAGCCGGACAGTTTCTTTTGGGCACTCATGATCGGTTTGTCGTCAGAAACACGGCGGCGCCCTGTACGAGCATGATGCCGAAGAAGGGGGCATTCTCCGTCAGAAACGATCCTTGTTCCTCAGAAAACAGCCCGTAATGGACCCCCACCGCCACGCTGGCGATAACCAGTGGCACCCACACTTTGTCGGTGCGTGTCAGATTCCCAAGTTTCATAGTCGTTCCTCCATTCACTTCACGCCCCGATGCTCGAGGCTATAGTGATTGCCATCGTCAAATCGACCTCCCCAGGTTCCGCCTATTGACTCCCAATATAGTCCAAGCGGCTCGTGGGCTTTCGTTGATGACAAGTAGCGCCCGCCCTTGAACAGATTGAGATCCACCGCCAAGCGGGAACGGTGGAGTGAAGTCTTGAGGCCGTAGCGCACGCGCGGGCTGCGGAAGGCATCGCCATACGTGACCTCGTACCCGAGCTGCTCCGCGTGCAGGACCAACAGCGCAACCATGTGTGCGAATCGCGATTGTTTTTGGCGGAGCGTCATCCAGCCTTCGGGATGCCGAGGGTGTTGCGCAGCTGGTTGATGCTAGCGTGCAGCTGCGACACCTGGCGGTTCTGCTCGATGAGGAGAACGGCATTCCAACGGAGCGCGCAATCGTGCATGTCGATGGTCTTGCCGGCCTGCTGTGGGTCTTGGCCGGTGATGTGCTGCCAGAGTGTGCACCGCTCTTGGATGCAGGCGCGCTCGATAAGCGGGCAGAGCGGTTTTTTCTCGCGCTTGAAGAAGTTCATCAATCTTTAACCCCGATGCAACACTCGGCGTATTTCAGTGCCATCGTGAGACCGTGGATATGCGGCGCGTTGGAGCCGGTGTTATCGGTGCCGCCAGTGAATGTATGGGTGTGGTCGCCGTCCGAGCCGGTCGTCCCACCGTGGGTTGCAGCGTCGGCGGCGCCCGGCCCCGTTTCTGCCGTCCCGGTGGCCAGGACATTAGTGGCCGGAAGGGTATGCGTGTGTGCGCCAGCCGCATCCATCGAGGTCGCGCCGAGCGTGTGACTATGAATAGCGAGCTCGTTAACGGTAAGTGCGTGACCGAGGGTGTCCTTGCTGGGGCCGAAAACCGCGGTGAATACGTCCGTTCCGCCAGTCCCCACCGCGCCCGTGACCAGGTGCAGCGCGGCATCGTCATAGAGCGCGTTCGTTTCCTTTGTCCAGCCGGTCGGCGGTGTCGATTGCTGGAACAACATGCGCGTGCCGGCGACCACCGTCGAGTGCTCGACATCATCAACGGCCTGCCAGTTGATGCTGGGGTTGGTCGCGCTGATGAACCCGACTGCGACGGCCGAAAGGCCCGCATCCAGCACCCCGCTATCCCAGACAACCGTAACGGTCGTAACGGTCACGAACGCCGACACGCTAATTGTGCCGTAGAGCGTCCCCGCGGTGACGGTCGCACGCACGCGCCGGCCCACCTGGTAGGTGGTGCGCTTGTCGCCCGTCACGGAGAAATTGGTCGTGTCGATGAAAACCGGGGTGTCCGCGGTTTGCGGCACCCACTCGGTGGCAGCCGCGGCTGCGTCCACGAAGCCAACGCCGAACACCTTGTCCATCGTCCATTGGAGCACGTCGGCCGAATTGTCGAGCTGTAGCTTGTAGCGCCCGTCGAGCCATATCTCGGCGCCGCCGTCAGCGTCAAGAATGATGGGGTTCGCGTGAGCCGTGACCCCGGTCGGCTCCGAGTAGGACGCCTTCGGGGTCGCGGTCGATTCAACGTAGGTATAGAGCTTGCCGCCGGCGAGCGGTAGGCCACCCGCGGTGAAGGCCCGGAACCTGGGATTGCCTAGATAGAATACTGTCATCGACCTTCACTCCTGCCAGGCCGCCGCAGTTTTTCCTGCAGCCGCTTGAGCTGATTGCGGGACAGGCTTTTCGCCGCCCGTTCGAATATCTCATTACGCGCCGCACGAATGCGCTTGAGCTCCGCTGCCTTGGCCTCGCCAGTCATGATTTTGTTATTCCGAACCAACCTCATGGTGTTGTTCAGTTTGCTGATCTCGGCGCCGACCTGACCGGCAGCCCTCGAGGTCGCGAACAGGACCGCCCGTTCCGCCGGGTTGATGTAATCCGAGGGATCGTCGCCCCGCTTCAAAATTAGATTGTAGGTGCTCACGACCTGGCGGATCTGCTCCTTCATGTCCCAAAACTCATCCGCGAACGAAGTGCTGCGAAGCGGCACCGAGCGCGTGAAACGCCGAACAATCTCGTAATCCTCGAAATCGCGCGGGGGTATCTCGCCCCGCTGACCAGTCGCGCCGGCTGCCTCGAGGCCGGCGTCGGTCGCCATGAGACTCCAGGTGGCCATCGTGGCGAAGTACCCGCGGAGATAGTGGTCGATGAGAATCGGCGACGTGCCGGTGTGATTACCCAGGAAGATCGCCGTTTCCGAGGTCCAGGGGCGGAACTGCTGCGTCGGGTCCACGTCAATGAGGTCGTCGGGGATAATCTTGCCGCCGGTAAAGTTGCTGTTGGTCCGGTGCTCGTCCATCGGGTGGATGACCTGGGGCACCAGGCTGAAGTTGAGCATTTCCGAAATCACCCAGACGATCGCCTCGGCGAACTGCTCGCCGTCGCGGGTCTTGATGAGCTCGAGGGTGCGCTCGGGGATGGTCGCCCACAGGGCGCCCTGCTCGAACGGCTTAGGAATGAGCACGAAATCACCCTCGCCGGCGCCGTAGAAAATCACCCAATGCAGATCCTTGATCCAATCCGGGAGTGCCTCGTAGCGGGGGTCGTCGTGGTTGTACCACCACAGGAGCAACGACGGCAGCGTGAACCCCAGGAGCGAGCGCGCCACCACCTTGCCGGCATTGTCCCCTTTGGGCAGCTTGCGCTGCTTGCCGCGCTGCTCGAACAATTCGCGTTCGTTCTTGTAGAGCCCCTGTTGCCGGGCGTTCAGGAAAGGCACGGTGCTGATGAAGAAGCGCACGAAATCAGAGTACCCGCGCATCGCGAAATCACTCGAGACCTCGCGCCCGCGGAACGTGCCCTCCTGGATGGACTTGCCTTGTGCGAGCGACTTCTTGAATTCGCCGAGCCGCGTGCCGTACTCGAACGACTCTCCGACACTCACCCACCAGTCGAACAGGCGGGCGGGCGTGTGCAACACGTTGCGGGGGTTGATGCCACTTCCTACATACAGCTTCTCGAGGCGCCGGTTCAGCTTGCGGGACTCGGCCTGCGCCTGGGTGCCGAAGCCACCGCCGTTCGCCATGTACGCCCAATAGGCGTCATCGCTCTTGAGCCGGCTCACTAGCCCGCGGAGCGTGTCAATCACCGGGATCATGTTGGACCGCTTGAGGCTCCAGCCGTTGAGCATGTCCCGAATCAGGTTGAACGCCCAGAACGGCGGGAACGAGGTGACGCCGGTCGTCAGGGTGCGCTTGACCGCGGACATGCCCGAGACGATCCAATGCGTCGGCTTGAAGCCCCAGGAGAGCGCGGACTTCAGGAACAGCGGATCCGCGACTTCGTAATAGTCCCGCTTGCCGTTGCGCATTACCGTGTCGATGTTGTCCCCGATGGGCGCATTGCCGAAGGTGAAGAACGTCAGCATATCCGCCAGGCGGCTCGTATCGAGGGTCGCGTCCGCGATGGGATTGCCGGCGGTGTCGAGCACCCCCACGTTATTGAGAATCTTTGTCACCTGCTGTTTCTGCACCGCGAGGGCCTTCGTGTCCGGGGGAATCTTCACGGCGAACTCGGCGGCGCCCTGGCGGGTGTCAATCATGTCGTACATGCGCCGCTTCGCCATATTGCGCACGCTCACGTCGATAAGGCTCTGGACACTGCCCGTGATGTTTTCCCATACGTCCTTGATGTTGGCGGTACCGCCCCGCAGGCGCCGGAACGGCTGAAAGCGGCTCACCAGTTTCTCGCCGGTGGCCTGCTCGAGCACGCGGTGGAACGGCACATAGTTCCGATTCATCGCCTGCATGGCGGCGCGGGACTCCTCGGACACGATGCCGGCGTCTACGTAGAAATCGAACATGCGATCGAGGAACGCCTGGTAGGCGTCGAAGGCCTCGGGGATGCGCGGGTTCGCCTCACCGAGCGCCAGGAAGGCGTCGATCTCGTCTTGCTCGAGCAAATTCTCGCGGCCCTGTCCCATGAGCTCCTGGGCTCGCCGGCCGGTGAAGTAGAGCATCGTATTCTCGAGGTCGTCGGCCACAGGCTCGAACACCTGGCGAAGTCCAACCCCCGTGTAGATGATGTCTCCGCGCGAGGCCGTTACGCGAACGTCTTTGCCGGCGCCGAGGCCCCCCTTGAGGGTGAAGGTCTCGCCGCCGCGCGCGATACCGATGGTGCCGTGATTGAGTACGGCCACCTGGACCGCACGCACCCCGCGCGTGAGGCGCGCGGCTTTGTACGGCGAGAGGTCAGCGTCCGAAATCGTGCCGGAGAGCTCGCGCTCGGCCACCTTGAAGCCCTGCAAGTTGTCCCACATGGCGCCCTGCGCCGTGTCATCCCAGCGTTTCGTTTTGCTCGTGAACCAGTCCCAAAAGCCGATTTTCTCGGGGCCGACTTTCGACTTGCCACTGTTCAGTGCGCCCTGGCGGTACCAGGCGTGCATCGAGGCTTGTGCCTCCTCGAGTGCCGCCTGCCATTCGGTACCCTCGATGTGGTTGACGAACGCATCGTAGAACGCCGGTGCCCGCAGCACGGCGGTTTCCTCCTGGCTGAGAAAGGCCCGCATGAATTCGGCGAACCCCTCCTCGAGCTTATTCTTGGCGCTCGGGTAGGCGATGCCCTTGAGCTCGGTCGCATAGGGTTCCTGGCGGTAGAGCAACGAGAGCGAGCCGTCGCGATCGTCCATCAAGTGGGCGACTTCGTGGGCGGTCACTTCCAGGTCGTTGTTGTGCTTGATGCGGAGCTCCTCGAGGTGCGGCCGATAGAACCCGAGCCGGCTCTTTTTGCCCTTCATGCGCCCGGTGTAGATCTTGAAGCCGAGCGCCCGCTCGAGATCGCGGAGAATCTTCTCGCGCCGGATGGGCGTGTCTGGGGCGATGGGCGTCTTGAGCACCCCGAACCCCGTGGGCGGCGTGGTCGGCGCCGGCTGGCCCGGGGGCGCCCCTTGCTTCGGCTGGCCGCGCAGGAGCGGAACCGGCATCGCACCAGGCGCCCGGGCTTCCTGGACCGCGGGCCTCGAGGCGTGCTCGAACTGCGACCAGGCCTTACCGAAGATCTGATCCATTTCCGCCATTGCCTTGCGGTGCGCCTGCATCTGCTCGGGCGTCAGTGTCTCGAGGTTGAGGCGCTTCCAGTCATCGTAAATCTTGTGCGTTTGCTCCATGACGCCGGCGATGGGCGTCGGGACAATCTGAATCTCAACCGTGAACCCCGGGCGAAATTCGACCTGGGCGTGCACAGCGCGATAGCCTTGCTTGGGCCGGTCCAGGAAGTCCTCGAGCTCCACAATGCGGTACCGCTCACGCAGCGCATCCACCGCCGCCTCCATCGACTGCCGGGAATCCGCGGTGATGCGCCCGCCCAGGTAGTCGCTGATGGTGTTGGCGGGGCGGTCCTGGCCGATTTTCTGGTCGAGACCGGGGCGGTCTTTCGGGCGGGTCGCCAGGAATTCCACCCCGGGGAGTTCGGCAATCTCGCGCAGCGCCGCCTCAAGGTCCGGCTGGCTCGCGTGCGCCATGCGCTCGAGTGCATCGACATCACTAAACCCCTGGTTGATAATACGTTTAGAGGTTGGATCAATCGTGCCCAAACGCTCAGAAGTCGTAATTTCCCCCGCGGTCGTTGATGGCACCGTGGCGCGGCTCGTTGAGCTCCCGGACGGCTCCGGGCGCGTCGAGACCTGGGAGCCGGACGCCGGCGCCTGGGTGGTCGGTGGCGCCAATGCCGGCGAAGTCGGCACCGCCCCGCCCGCCTCTCCCGAGACGCTTCGCCGCCTCGGTGTTCCCCGCCCCGATTGGGTCTGACTAGGCCCTTCCATCGCGAACGGCTCGTCGCCGGCTTTCACGAGCGCGAGCTTGTCCTGCCGAAACGAGCGTTGCGCCGAGGCCTCGCCAGAGCTGCCCACCAGCACCGCGTCGAGGATACGCAACCCCGATTGCACCAGGAACGTGCCGGTGTTCCGCATGGCGGTCACGGCGGTCTGCGCGTCGATGTCATTATCGACCTGGCCGACGACAATGGCGCCGGTCGCATTCTGGCGCGCGACCTCGGCCAAGACTTTCGTGGTCCCAATGCCCTTGCGGCGGGTGCGGAGCTCGCCCATTTCCTCGATGGTCATCGGCACGAATTTCAAGGCCTTATTCTGTTGGTCGATGAGCACCAACCCTGACCCCTTTTGGCGGCCCGCAAGCCGCCTAGCTATCAACGTATCGTTGGCGTTGACCGCTGCGTTGATGTCAGTGCCGAAGCGCACGAAGCGCCGGCCGGTGATGGGGATCTCGATGGTGCGCCGGGCCGCCTGGACGCTCGTTAGTTTCTCGTTCCCCCGACCAGTGAGCTCTGAAATCGGAAGGTAACTCGCGACGGGGCTGTTAGGCGCCACCACTACCGCCGCCTCGAACTTAATGCCGCTCCCGCGCATGGTGCGCGCGATGTTCTCCGTGAACACAAGGTCGGCAGAGCTCTGCTGCACGCCCCCGCTCGGATGATTGTGAGCAACATAGACGCTCGCCGCGTTCGGGGTCTCAGACACGGAGCCGACAAGGATTGCGGTGTCCACGAAGGCCGCGGTCGTCGCGCCGATGCTGTGGCGAATGACCCGGATGATTTTGTTGTTCTTGTCGAGCACCAGAGCCACGACCACTTCCTGGGGATCCTTGCGGAACGGGGCGAACACGCTCACGGCATCCTCAACGGTGTTTACCGTGTCGATCGGGGAGCGCACGACGCCGATGTTCACTTGCTTGACCCGCGGCTTGGTCGGCGGCACCGGCCTCAGTCGGTCAGGCGGGGCGAATAGGTCGAGCTGGGGCTCACCAGGTGAGCCTGCGTCCTCGAGAAAATAGCTCGTACCGCCCTCCTCGATGACGCCGCGCGTACCCTTCGGGAAGTTTCGGAGCGTGTCGGCGTCCCGCTCGGCCATCGTGCGCTCGAGCTTGAGTATCCTCGAGGAAAGCACTTCCGTTCTTCCGGCCTTACTGCCGAACGGCGATAAGCGCACGGTTACGCGGTCGCCATCCTGGCTATCGACTTGGCCCTGGCGCTTTGCCATCGGCCCCTCGAGCACCTGGACCTGATCGCCCTCGCCAAAGCGTTTCACCTTCCCCGTGGCGGTCTTCTTGGCGGTCTTCTTCTTGGTCTTTTTCTTCGCGGTCTTCTTCTTAGCTTTCTTCTTGGTCGGCCTGAAGGTCTCGGCGTTGGCTTTGCGAATTTGCTCCACCTGTTCCATGCCGGCCTGGAATGCTGGCGTTCCGAACAAGGCGTCGAGCTTGCCCGGGGCCGTCTGGTCGTAGCCCTCGGACAGCGCCGAGAACAGCGCCTCGGGGCGGGTCGGCAACACTTCATGCCCAGATAGGCCGCCGGTGTCGAAGAATGTCACGCGCCATTTGCCGGGGGTGAGGGTGTCCGGGGTGATGATGGCGCCCTGGCCACGCTCGTTCTCGAGCTCGGCCGTGGCTTCGGGGTCGGCCACGAGCTGGTCGAACAGCTTGAGCCGGGCCTTGGCCTTGTTCGCCGCGGCGGCGGTCCTCGAGATTAGTTTGTCGGTGGCGCGGCGCTCGAGCCTTTCGCGGACCTTGGCAGCGGCTTCTGTATCGGCGGTGCCTCGAGGGCCGGCGGGACCACTAGGAGCGGCCCCCGGCTCGGTTTTGCTTGCTGGCGTTGTCTCTGCGGCTGCTCGGGCGTCCTTACTCCCATCGAATAGCGCCGGCTCAAAAGCTCGGTGCTCCCCTTCGGCGCCAATCTCCCCCTCTCGCGAAGTTGTTTCCGCATAGTGACCCCAAAAGAATCCCCCGGCAGGGTCGACCATCAATTGCCGCTTCGTGCCGTCGGCATGAGTCGACTCGCTTCCGGCTAGGCGAATGTCTGCCCCAAATTTGCCTTTACCTAAATTCGTCTTGCCCGTGAAGATTTGAGGCGCTTCGGTATCACTAGGGGCGGCTCTTTGTTTTCCAGCTGATTGCCCGCGGCCAGGCCCAGCTGCACGAGGCGGTTGAGGAGCTCGAGTCGCCGTGTCTGCGCCGGGGCGGGCGCCAAAGAGGTCCGGGGTTGCGCCCCCGGGGGCTTGTCCTTGTGTGGCATTTTGCCTCTCGATGGCCGCATTGACGGCTTTCAATAGGTCGGCGGTGGATGCCGGCTCTTTGCCAAAAATATCTTCAGTCTGACGACTTCGGAGCTCGTTCTCGAGGAATTCGCCGATAGTGCGGAAGGCCTCGCCCATGCGCCTGGCGCTGCGGTTATTCTGCGCCATGAAGCGCGCAAAGCCGATACCCTCGGGCGTGCCGGCGCTGAAAGCATCCTGCTGCCCGATGAGCTCCTCGACGGCCTGGCCTTTACGCTTGGCCGTCCGCACGAGCTCCGCGCCCTCGGCGATGGCCTCGGACAGTTTCAGCCCACCGAGCTCCGGGTCCACGCTCCGCGCCTTGGCAAACGCCGGCGCCGCCGCCTGGAGTGCATTCAGGATATTCCGGATCTCCGGGTCCGCGGCCTCGGCCTGCAGCGCGATTAGCCGCTCGTCACCGTAGACCCTGGCGAAGATGGCGGCGTTAACACGCTCGGCGAGCTGCCGCGTCGGCTGTCCCTGTTTATCGGACAGGGCGGCGGCCTCGGTGGGGGAGAGCTTTTGCAGGAAGGCGCGCAGAAACCCCTGATTGCTCGAGGCGAGCACGTTTCCATCCTCGCTCGGATTGAAGATGGACAGGTCGTCGTCTGTGATACGCGCAGCGTCGGCGGCGGCGGTCTCGGCCGATGAGAATGCGGCGCTCGTGCCCTCGTTCGCCTGACGCGCAAACTCGGCCCGGTCGATGGCGCCGGCCTGGCGCTCACGTACCAGCACCAGCGTCGGGTCGGATTCCACCTGCTCTCGAGTGAACCCGAATTCTTCTGCGCGCTCGGCCAACTTGGCGCGGTACTCGTCCCCCCGCTGGTCGGTGAGCGCCCGGCGCATCCCCATGATCCGCCCGTTCCCGGACTCCACCACCAGGTCGTCGCCGATGGTCGGGGCTCCGGTTGCCACATCGCCGGCGCCCAGCACCGCATCGACGCGCAGATTGTTCGCAATCTTCGCAATCTGTTGACGGCTCGCGGCGCGGGTCCGGTCTCGAGGCTGGAGCTCGGCGGGGAAATTCGGGTTGATGTTGTCTGCATCATCGTGGCTTGTGATGAGCTCCCCGATGGGCACCAGGCGGTAAACAGAATCGACGGCATCCCCTCGAGGGGTGAACGATTCCGCCGGCTGGCCGCGGAACCCTACCTCGGCGCCGGCAGCTGGGGGCTGGGGTTGGGTAGGAGCAACCGCGGCCGGTTCAGGCGCCGGTGGCGGTGTTGGTGGTGTTGGCGGTGTTGGCGGTGTTGGCGGTGTTGGCGGTGTTGGTGCCGGGGCCTCCTCGACAGTCGGCGCCGGCGGGGCTTCCTGCTCCGGCAGCACACCGCCGCCGGTCGCGAGGCTCGCGCCACCACCGACAATGAAACCCACCGCGGCGGATTCTTTCAGGCCTTCGTCTACCGGCCGGTCGGTCGCGATGTTGCCGATGATGCTCTGCCCGGCCTCCTGAATACCCTCGGCTGTGGCCGTGAGCAGCGCCCGGGCCTGCGCCTGACCCCGGGCACCGAACACACCGAAACGGTTGAACAGTGTCACCAGGGCGGCGTTAGCTAGAAAAACCTCATCGGCGCGGCGCTCGGCCTCCTCGGGCTCGACACCCTCGCGCACGAGCTCATTGAACGCATTGCCGGCCTCGGCGGCAGCTTCCATCGCTCCCGATGCGCCAGCGCCAGCCCATAGCGCCATTGTCTCCGACACCTTAGCGAGAGCGCCGGCCCCTCGAGCGATGCCGATACCGGGGATCCAAAAGGCAGCACTCGAGCCGAACCCCTGCATCAACGTGTCAATGAACGCGGGGTCGGCCGGCGTGAGCTCCCCAGCGAGCTCCTCCGCGGCGAGGCTGCCTTCCTTGAGCGCCTGTATGTTCGCCTTGTTGCCGATGTAGCCGATCATCCCACCACCGGCGGTGATGGCGCCGGCGCCGATGCCCTTCACGCGGCGTGCGGCGGTCTCGGCGAGGCCCTGTTTCGGGTTCACGACGCTTTCGATCATCGTGGCCAACGCCAGAATCGGGTAGTCGGTGAACAGTTCCTCTGTGAAATCCCGCGGGGCCTGCTTCTCCGGGAATGCGGTGCGGGTCTCTTTCGCAGCCTTAGCGGTTGTCGCGTCACCCTCGGCCATAATCTCGGACGGCTTTCGGATGGGGAGGTCGGGGATCTCCTGGGGCTGGCCGGCGGGGGCCTCCCCGCGCGCAAAGCGGTCAATGGATTCGGTGAGCGCCCGGCCGCCCTCGATGCTGGGCTGGATGTTCTCGCCAGTCAGTGCAAACCCCTCTGGGGGGAGCTCGAGGCCGGTTAGCCCTTCGGTGGACGGTGGACGCATCTCCCCGGGCGCCGCTTCAGCGGGCGCCTGGGGGCCTACGGATGCGGGTATACGCGCGTTCTCCGGGACTTGCACCACAGGTCCAGCTGGCGGGGCGGCTGGCTGTGGCGCCTGGGCGGGCACTGGTGGGGCCTCGGCGCTGGGCCCTGAAATCACCCGCGATTCGACCGCAAAGCCTATGGCGCCTGAGAAGTCCTCAAACGAGACATTGCTCTTGTTCTCCTCGTTGTAGCGCCCCTGCAGCCCGGTGACGAGCTCAACATCGGAGAGATCGTCGTACTCCGGGTTGCGCTTTCGGAACGAAACGAGATCACCGGCCATCGGCTAGCGTTCGAGGAAGCCCCGGATATTCTTCGGGTCGGCCGCGTTGCTCTTTTGGGTGCCGGTGCGGTCCACCGATTTGCCAGTGGCGCTGCGCTGGTCTCGGACGGTGGTCCCGGGTGCCTGTTGCGTTTCCTCCTCCGGGAAAAGCCCGAGCTCGTTCATGGCCTGCAACACCGCCTCCCGGTGGCCCAAACCAGGGCCATCTGGGCGGTTGTTGGTTGCCCATATTTTCTCTGCTCGAGCAGCGACACGGGTCGCATCCCGGCGCGGCTTCGGGTCGAGGATCACGAGCTCACCGCTGGCGGGGTCTATGATGCCCCCGAACGCGAATTGAGCCTCACGCGAGATTGCGTTCGAGTCGGCGGCTTTGATGTCTTTGCGTGTGCCATCCCCGACGCCGGCGTTGCCGCCGCTCCCCTTGGTGCCTTTGGCAAGGGCCGGTGTCTTGGGCGGTCCGACGTTGGTGAGCTGGCTCGGCGTGGCCGGATTGAACGAGGCCAGCTGACGCGCACCTGGCTGTCCCGGAACACCCACGTCTTTCGTGACGTTTTTCAGTCCGGCCCCGGTCACATTGCGGAGCTCTTGAAGTCCGTTCAATGCCTGGACGGAACGCTTGGCAAAGTTGGGCGAATACTCGAGCGGCATGTCAGCGTCGGTCATTTCGGGGTAGCGTTTCTGTAGCGTATCGCGCAACCGTGGATAGAGCTCCGGGTCGCCGCCCGCGATGATTGCGGCGCGGCTGATTGCCGTCCCCATCTCGAGCACGCGATCGGTCGAGACCTTGCGTTCCTTGGCCATGCCATCGAGCAGCGACTTGCCTTTCTTCGGGTCGTGCCGAATCAAGTCCCGCATCGCCAGCGGGTCGCCCTCGTCCATACGCGCCATGATGGCGTCGAGCTCCGCCTGCTTCCCTTCGGTCCGCTGGCCCTGGCCGATGGTGAAGGCGTTGATTTGCTCGCTCTGCCCCTGGATGCGAAGGCGCCCGGGTTGCATTTGATTCTCGCGCTTGGTGCGCGCCATGACGGCCGCGGCGTTCGCGATTTGGTTGACCTCGGGGAAGTCCGAGGAGCTGACGCCGGAAGGCGCGAACATATTGGTCGCCATTACGTTGCCCCCGAGCTCAAGCTACTCGCGCCGAAGCTGCCGATACTCTTGGCGGCGCCGGCAATGGCGTCACCGCGGCGCGCAGTCGCGGTGTTTTCAATGTCTCCGATCATGGATTGACTCGCGGCATTCTTATTGCCGGTTCCGAGGATCGTGTTGACGTTGGTCGCGGTCTTTTGCCTCGAGGAGCCGACCAGCTGGTTCGTGGCGTTCTGGCCGGCGTTCGCCAGGGAAAGCAGTCGATTGAAACGGTTGCCCTGCGTTTCCTGGAAGCGCCCGAACGCGCGATCGAACTCATTGGTCGCCTCGGACTGATTGAAGCGCGAGAGCTCTTTGCCGGCACGGCCGGAGTCGGCGAGGCCTCGAGAGGCCAGAAAGTTATTGACGCCGCGCTCGCCCTGCTGGACGCGGAACTGAAACCCCGGGTCGGCCTGGAAATCTTCCGTGCTGAATGGGCGCGTGAGCTCCTCAACGTCGGTCCCCAACGTGCCGATGGCCTGGCGGCCTACTTGCAGGAACGGCTCGAGTGCCGCCTGTTGCTCCTCAAAGCCTTCTTCAGACTCCGCAAGAGCCTTTTTTTCGGCCTCTTTTCGTAGAGCTTGCGCTCTTTGCTCGTTGATGCTGCTCGGGCCCGACGCACCGATGGCGGCAGCGCCGACGACGGCGGCGGCTGCGACTATTGCAATTGGCATAGCACTCTACCCATGAGGTATTGGTCTTTAAGTTGACCGTGTTTCATGACCGCGGCCCGGCTCGTGCCCTCGACGTTGAAGCCACAGGCCTTGGCGAAAATATAGACGTTACGGGCGTCGGTCTCGACCCAAGTGATTAACTTGAGTGCGCCGGCATTATCGCGCATCCACTCAACACCGCGCTCCACGGCCTCGATGGCGTGCTTGCCCCGGTACTCTTTCAGGATGCCCGTGTGCCACTCGAACGTCGTTGAAGTCTTGGGGAGCAACAAGAAAATCCCCATTGCCAGGTCGTCGGCGTGCGGCACCAGATAGAACAGCGCATCGTCCATCACGGGCTCGAACTCATCGACCGGCGGCGTGCCGTCATCGGTCGAGGCGTCCCATATATCGGGGTGCGTGAGGAGCTCGTGGACGAGCGTGGCGTCGTGGGTGCGCGTGACGGTGATTTTCCCGGCACTCCCTCGAGGTTTCAATCTCGAGGTTTCTTCTAGGATTCCTCGAGGTCTCACGGGTTAATCACCGCTACCGAGTATTGCGCCGACCCGACGACAACAAGGCTCGAGGTAAAATTGGAGGCCCGTACCGAGACAACATCGGTGGCGCTCACATAGCCGTCAAACAAGACCCCCGCCTGAAGGCCGGCTACAGGAGTCACAATCACCAAGCCGCCGGCACGGGCCCCCGGAACTTCAGCGGTCACGAGCTCGGACATTTGAGCCCCCAACGGCAAGAAGTCGAGAATCACGCGCACTGTCCAAGCATTCGTGAAGTTGAGCGCCTTAACCGCCGCCGTTACCTGCTCCTGCCAATGAGCCCGTACCCGGGGATCGAGCTCGGCGCCCTTGCGCGGGCTTCCAATTTTCATGTGGTGGTCAACACCATGCCGACGATCGTCCGCTTTACGGGATCGGTGACAGAGACCTCGTACACCCGATCGCGGGCCCGACCCAGCGTGCGCCAGATACAACGATTCTTGTGCTCGCCTATTTTGCCAATGGCCCGCCAATGCTCGGAGCTCCAAGTGTTCCCGGCATCGCTCGACCAGCGCAGCATCGCTTGCGGGTCTTGCCCCTGACCCACGGCAAGGCCCGTGCCGTGTTCAAAAACGATTTGCAGTGCGGCGTGTCCCACAAGGCGCTCGTTATCCTCCAGGTGGGCCCCGCGGGCCTGCACGAGTATCTCGGTGCCGTTGTCGGCGTGCGTCGTGTGACCCATGACGTGGAGATCGCCGGTCGTGTGGTCGGTGACGATGTGCCGGAGCGCGTGGAATATGTGGTGCTGCGGCACGAAGCGGTCGCCATTGCCGGTGCGGAGCTCGTGCCATTCGGCCTCGCGTACATCGAATGCCCAGGTCTGATTGCCGGCGGGGAAGGTCAGCACGTAGAACATGCGTCCGCGGTCAGCGTAGACGTAGCCAATGGCGTCGGACGAGGAGGGCATCTTGGCAATCTGCGCCTCGAGCGCATCATTGGAGATCCGGACTGCCTGGTAGTTGCTGAAACTCATCACCTGAATGGTGCCGTCACCATCAACGCCCAGACAGACGAGAGAGCCCGAATACTGCGCAAGCGACCAGGCCGCATGAATGCCCCATTGGATCTTGGCGCCCTCGAGGCGCTCGAACACGAAATCGCGGTTGCCCGTCGCGCGCCATACTTCGGTCGATTGGCTGCCCAGAAGCCAGAGCTCGCCGTGATCCCCGATGACGTTGAGCAAGTTGTCGGGGTCGGACTCGGCGGTGGCGAAATCCAGCGCGCTCCAGGTGGTGCCGTCCTTCAGCGACGACACGTAGAACTTGTCATCACCGAGCGCCTGGACGATGAAAAAGCCGTCGAGATAGGTGACGTGGGCAGGATTGGGCGGAAAGTCCAAATCGCTTACCTGACCGAACACCAGACCGAGCGTGGCGTTGACGCTCGGCTCGTACAGCTGCAGTTTGAAAAACAGCGTCGGCGGGTGCAAGTCCACCTGCTGCCCCACGGGGTCGCCGACCGTGGGCGGGATAACGAGTAGGTGGAACGAGAGCGTGGGAACTTCGATAGACACCGGAGTATTGGGAACCGGGACCAGGTCCGGATCACTCGACCAGATATAGCCCGCCTGGCCGTCCACGATAAGGAGCTGGCTGCCGTTGTCGGCCATCGAGACGAGGCCTTCGACGGTATTCAGCGTGCCAACGGCGGTGCTGACTCCATCGTTGCGTATCTCGAGGAGTTCGTCGCGAAATACCGCGTAGATGAAGGCGCCGAGGCTATGCGCCCCGCGGCACGGCGATGTGCCGTAATTGCCCAGCCGATCGAGGCCGGGGCGGCCGTGGATGGCCTTGACTGCCTTGGAGTTACGAGACTGCGAAGTTTCAACGTAGCAGTTGACCAGGCGCTCCGTGTCAACGGCCAGCGATTTGCCGTCGCGCGAGCCCGTGGCGAAAGGGAGCAGCACGGCTACCCCCGATTGATGTCGTATTGAGAACGGTTCGCCTGGAAATCCGTGAGCGCCGTGTCGAACTTGGCCTCGGGGATGACCTGGTACTCCGCAATCAGCTGCCGCTTGGCACGATCGGCCTGGGTGATGAGCAGCGTTTCGGCTGGCTTCTCGAATTCTCCCAGGAGCTCGAGCGCGAGCAAGAGCCGCACGCCGCGCATGTGGTTGTCGGGGAGCTCAATGGTGTCCTCAAGGCCCAGGTTGGTATGCCCAAGGTGAATGCCATCGGTCTCCCAGGCGTGGAGCATTTCATTGAGGGTCGCCAGGGAATCCGAGGCTTCCTCGTCCTGGAGCGGCTCACCGCGCGCAATCACGTTGATGCGCAGCATCGCACGCCGGATGAGCTCCCGCGCGGTCACGCCGGCCGGGCCGTCTGACTCGGTTTGGCTACGCGCGGTTTCTTGGCCGCCGGCGCCTTCGCCGGTACACCCTGGCGATCTGGATTCTGTTGTTCGACGGCGCCAGCCCGTGCCTGGCACGCGGTAGAACCCTGTGCTCTGGGCGCCGTGCCCTCGGTCTTGGATGCCTCATCGTCTGTTACTTCCGCGTCCGGGCCGTCTTTCTGTACTCCTACCATGTCGTTATTCCTCGGTCAGTTAAAAAGCCCCCGGCCGAAGCCGGGGGAGTGGTCGGAGGAGCCTTTAGACGGTCGTCCAGTAGCGCGCCGCAATGTCTGGATAGATCGTCTTCCAGCCGTACAGAATGTCCAGCCGGATGATCTCCACGTCGTTCGTGATGTCGTAGTCGCGGATCACGCGAATACTCAGCCCCTTGTGCGTGGCCCTCGCCTTGAACGCGGCACCTTGCGGCATGACCAGTGGCACCGTCACCAGCGCAAAGGCGTTGCGATGGAAACCCAAGTGCTGGCTGTACGGCGTTCCTCCCGTGCCGAGCACGACGATTGCCGCATCATCCGCCGGCGCCGCCGTCACTGTCTGATACGGCCCGCTCGTAATGATGGGCGGGGAGATCGTCAGTGTAGCCGGGCCGGTGGTGGCGCCTGCTGCGGCGTCGGCCGTGACCGTGAACTGCTGGAGGTAGCCGAGATCCTGCTTGGCGCCTTCGCCCGGCACTGGATTCACCGCATTGACCCCTGCGAGGGTGATCACATCACCCGCTAAGAGAATGTCGGCGGTGTCGTTAGTCCAGCCATTGGTGATCAGACTTTGCGTCCAGGTCGTCTTCGACGCCGCATAGGTCACATTCTGCGTGGCGCCATCGACCAAGGGCGTGCCGGTGGCCACACCAACGGTGTGACTGACGACGTTCTGATCCATGAAAATGTCGATGTCATCGATCATGTTCACCCGACCACGGACCCAGGCCTCTCGCACCAGGCGCTCCTGGTTCAGAGCTGCCTGCCCGCCGGCGACGGAGTGAGTGAACCCCGAAGTGCCGATGAGCTTTCGGCGCAGCCTGCTCGAGCTCCCCGAGGGGGGGATCGCCATTTCATCCATGCGTTGCCCGAGAATGCCGAACTCGGCAAAGGTGTCGGGCTTCACGAATGAGGCATTGCTCACCGAGCTGTATACGTCCTTGTAGAGCGCCAGGCCGGCGGAATCGACGGTCTGTGCGAGGGTAATCATGGCCGGCTGAATATACCGCTCAGAATATTCCTCGATGGTCATGGTGAGATCGACCGAGCTGAATTCCCAGCCAACGTGCTTCTGGCTGGACACGGTGATCGACGTGTTGGCTTCCTCGACATCCTGCTTGACCAGCGTGGCGCCATTGGAAGTGTTGAATTTGACGGGCTTACGGATATTGACCGTTTGCCCGACCTTTACGAACTCCTCACGGTACTCACGGTGTACCTGGTTCGCCATCTGCAGGTTATTCTCGAGCTGGAACAGAGCCTCCTGCGCGATGATGGTCGGCGTGATTAAGGCGTTTGCCATTGTGGACTCCTGACATTAGTAGTCCCCTCTCGCCTTCATCTGTTCCCGCCGGATGCGCCGATACTCCTCCGGGTCGGCGGAGTTCAGATCCGCCTGCCGGCCTTGAGCACCGCCACCCTCGGTGGGTGTGATCGGTGGAGGGGCGTTGGATATGGTCGGGGCCACGTTCGCCGCTCCATCGGTGGGGGCCTGACTGCCGTTGCCTTTCGGTTTACTCAGGGTCGCTTGCAGCTTCCCGAGTTCCCGAGCTACGGCGGTCTCGCCCTGCACCAGTGCGATGCGCTTCGCTTCTTCCGGATGTTTGCCGAGGTAGTACGCGAGCTCGGCGCCTTCGTCGGCCATGCTGATCAACTGGTCACAGACAGGCCCGGTAAAAAAAGTGTTGGTCGGTGCGTACACGACCTCGGAGAAATCTTCGTACTTGTCGGTTACTTCGCCCCAGCTGTCCGGTGCCATCCTCTTTGTATCGGGGGCCGGCGCAGCCTCGGCGATCTTTTCCGCGGCCAGCCAATCGGCTTTTGCGTCGGCATACTTCTCCCAATCATCGAACTGGTCGGGGTCGGGGGCTTCCTTCGCTTCCGCGGGGGCAGGAGCCGAATCCTGTAGTCGAGTTTCCAGCGTCGAAATCTGCTCGCGCGCCTCGCTCAGTTCCTTCTGCAAGCGGGCGACCTTACGAGCTCGCCGACTTTTCGGCTTTGACTCCTCGGCCTCCTCGTCCGACTCGTTCGCCGATTCGTCCGCTTCACCAGCATCGGCCGATGCTGGGGGCGGCTCATCCTCGCCGGCTTCCCCGCCCCGTGGCTTGTCCGGGTCGAGCTCCTCGGCGGTGGCCGTGGCTGCCGCGCTCGCCTCGAGCGGTCGCTCTAACGGTTCCTCCGTTAAAACGTGCGAGCTCTGGGCGTGGGCACGGGCAGCTTGGGCCTGCAGCGCGCGGTGCTCATCGGACTCTGTCGTAACGACTTCGATGCTCTCGCGCGTTGGTGCCGGTGGCTGCGACTCGGTTTCAGCTGTGGGGGTCGGTTCAGGATTCACATTTCGCTCCTGTGGTGGAGTTTAGCCGCTCTGCGGCGGAATGCTATTGAGGCGGCGCTGGCGGCGTGTCCGCGGGCAGGCCATCCGCCGGCGTGGGCGCGGGACTGCCCTCGTTCTGGCGAATGAGTTGCGCGACCTCAGACTGGATAAGTTGCACCAGGGCCTCGCGGTCGAGACCGCTGTCTTTCATGAGCTGCATCAGCTTGACTTGCTCTTGCTGGGACTTCGCCTCGGCGGCCTCGACCTTGGCCTCCATCTCGGCGAGGCGGGCCTCGGCCTCAACGGCGGCAATTTTCTGTTCTTGCGACGGCGGGCGCTGCTCGCCCTCGTCCCCACGCTCGCCCTCGAGGAGCTCGGGCGGCACGGTCTTGCGGAGCCGTTCGGCCATCATCTTTGCCGCGGGGTGATCGAGGTTGCCGGCCACTAGGTCGCGCACCAGGGGGGCGGCGTCGGGGTCGCGCTCGAGGTACAACAGGATCGCCTGGACGGCGGCGAGGCGCTGGGTCGCGAACGACGGGCCGACGCGAATATTGATGCCGTAACGCCCGGCGCGCAGATCATTGATGAACGATTCCTTGCCGGTTTCCTGGTCAGTGATGGGCTCGAACAGCTGCAGGAAATCTTCGCTCTCGTCCTCATGGAGCAAGCGCACCACGCGCTGGCTGTCATACACCCGGGGGATCATGTCCACCAGGATGCGGCCGGTGTGGCGAATGCCGCGGCTCAAGTTGTCGATGTATGTGAAGGTATTGACGCTGGTTTTCTGCTGGAGCGCCTGAATCGCGCGGCCTGACTGTGCCTCCTCTGACTCTCCGATGCTCGGGTTGAACTGCCCGACCGTCGCGCGTATGTCGGCGTCCGCGGCCAGGGTCTCGTTGACCATGCCGGCGGGGATCTGGGGGGGCACCTGGCGCTGCGGCGGGGGGATGTCGGGAATGTGACTGTAGGTCAGCACCGCCTGGTTCTTGGCATTAGCGTTCTGCCATTCGGTCAGGTTGTCCTCGACTTGCTCCGCGGCGGCGACGAACGGCATTTTGGGGGTGAGCGCCACGAACTCAGTGGTCGCGGTGCGCCAATAATTATAGGCCCGCTGGGCGTCTTTCGCGTGGCGCACGATGCCGCGCGTCCGGACCTCACCATCGACGGCGAGCTCCTTGCCGGTGACGGCGATAATCGGAATCCAACGGGCTGGAAACTCCGTCGGGCCCTCGAGGATACGAGTGCCGCCGACACGGTAAAACTCCACCTTGTGAGAGCGCACGTCGCGGGTACGGACAACTTTCTCTCCGCGCTCCTCGAGCTCGTCCATGATGTCTGCCTGGGCGGTCGTGTCGATCACGGTGCCATCGGACAGCTGCGCGATGGTGCGTTTCATGGGCACCCGGCGGTAATACTCGGCCACCGCAACGTGGTCGTCCTTGGTGCGGAACCAGGAGCCCCACGGCCTCATGACGTCCGTATCGAGATCGCCGGGCGGGAATTTCCCTGGGTAGCGTGCGTCGAACTCGCTTCGCTCCATCCAATCGAGGAGGAACCCCCAATTGCCGTCGCTGCGATCGGCCTTCTTCGCGTGCGGGTCGAGCACGACCAGGGTCGGGTCCAGGATTCGATCGATGACGATGTTCTGCGTGAACACGTCGTCAGCCACGTATTCCGTGCGCACTATCCAGTTCCCGAGCCCACCGGCAAGCACGGTCTCGAGGGCCGTGTCGTAGGCGTCCTGGGCGCTCGATTGCTGCTCGATGTCCCGAATCAGGGCCTCGTAAGCGTCGGCGCGGCTCATCTCCTTGCCGGCCTTGGTGGTCATCTTCTCGTCGCCGACCTGGGACGTGGCGGCGACGTGAATAGCAATCTTGTTCTGCCGGTTCTCGCCGGCGGTGGAGTCTACGAATGCTGGCAGTTTATTGATGGTCAGCATCGGGCGCTTGGTCCCGCGGGCGTTCTTCGCTTCCTCGCTCCATTGGTCCTCGCCATCGAGAAAGGCCACGTCCTCGGTGTACTTCTCGATGCGGTCCCGCTGGCCATCGTGCCCCAATGACAGGCGCTCGCGGGCCTCCTGGGTGATGGCCTGCTCGCCAGTCGTGGGGGGTTGGTAGTGGGCGCCCGACTCTGAGGTTACGACCTCGGATTTATCTGCCATCAGCTTGCCATCCAATCACCAGCGGCCCGGGGGGCCGTGCGGGGTTCGGCCTGCAGCCGGCGCCGCAGACGTTTGATGCGTTTCGCGCCTTCGCCGAAAGCGTCGGAGCCATCGCTCGCCCAATCATCCTCGGGCTCGTCACTCCAGGCCTTGAGCTTCTCGTAATACTTGGCGTGGAATGTCCACAGACAGTCAAGACCCCGCTCACACGTTGCCTTGTTGAAGCGACAGAGCGGCAGCGTGACTTTGACCAGATCGCGGGTTTCCGCCTTGCTCTTGATGCGCGGATTGATTTTGAACTTGATGCCGTAGCCCTTTGCTCGAGCGACTCGCGATTCTCCCGTGCCCCATTCGCCGGCCCCCATGTCGTGTGGTGCGATGTGTTCGCCGTAAATATAGCCCTTCTCCTGGGCCCGCGCCTGAATCACCCGCGCGTAATGAGACAGCCCCTCGCCGGCGCCCTGGTAAAAGTCGATGAAGTGCACGATAGGAGAAACCGGGTGCAGCTGGAAAAACCACACGGCCGTTGTGTGACCGAACCCAATGTCCCAACACGTATGAACGGGGAGCGCCGGGTCGTGGGGGAAGTCCCCAAAGCCGCCGATGCTCTCCAGGTGCGCCATTTCCTTTGCGTAGTAGGCGCCCTCGGTGGGGGCGGTAAAGCTGCAGTAATATTCCTGCTGAATCATCCCCTCGCTCATGCCCTCGAGGCGCTCCTCCTCGATGTCGGCGAGGGTCAGGAGTTTGGTGTCTCGAATGTCCAGCTTCTCGGCGAAGTAGCGGGGGTTAGTCTTGGCGAGCTCAGTGAAGGTGTCGAAGGTGGTCTTACCGTGGTTGCGGCCGAACGGGGTGTAGATGAACAGGGCCCAGCCGCCGTTTTCCCGCAGGATGGGGCGTATGTAGTCCCACGCCGCGGGGTTGGCGCGCTGCCACTCGGAGAACACCACCCCGACCGGGTTAGCGCCGAGGAGGCTCTCGAAATGGTCGGAGCCCACGCACTGGTAGACCGAGCCGTTGACGAGCTCAATCTTCATTTCCGTTTTGTTCGCCTGGCCGGAGCGAATCGCGTGCGGGAAGGCCTGGTCGATGCGGCGCTGGCCTCGAATGTTGATGGAGTCCCAAACGACCTTGCGCGCCTGGGTGGCCGCGGGGAGCATGTGCCAGTAGGTACCGGTGCGCTCGAACGACTCGTCGGCAATGAGGTTCATCGCCGTGTCATCCTTGCCGGCCCGGCGATGCCACACCGCGGCGCCGCGCTTACCCTTGGCGCTGCCGCCAGCCTTCATCCATAGCCAAAGCCGCTGCTGATGACGTCGCGGGTTCCAGTCGTTGGGGATCTCAACAGAGTCCATTTGTCAAACTCGCCTGCAGGCGAGTTTGAAACCCGATAAAAATGGGGGTAGGCGATTCTTTTTGGAAAACTCGCCTGAAAATTCACGCGCGAGTTTTCCAGATGTTTCAGCCGTTGACGTCATCAGGCGTTCGCCTCGCAAGGTAGAAACCCCCCTCTTTGAAAGTGGGGGTTTTCTACCTTAGACAATCCGGGAACAATCATGTAGGCGCCTCGTCCGGCGGCGGGCCCTCAATGACGTAGACTTTCTTTACGATATGCACCGCGGACTCCTGGCTCCCGCCCACTTCCACGCGGTCGCGCCAGCCGAAGCGGTTTTTCATGTTGAAGATCCACCAGCTGGGCGGCGCGGCCGGTACCTTGCCCATCATCGCCAGGCGACCGAAGCGCATCCACCAGGCCTCGGAGAGCTCGCGGCCGAGCGCCACCGCCTCGGCGAATGGGCGGTGGTACTGTTTATCCTCGGAATCGCACCAACGGTAGATCGTTTCGCGACTCACCCCCAGGTAGTGGGCGAGCTCGGTGACGCCGGCGCCCTTGCGCATGGCCGTGATGGCGCGACCGGGCATGTCGCGCCGGTACCGACTCCGGTTCGCTATGGAACCAGCGCCGGCAAGCCGTCTGGATAATCCAGTAAATATGCTTGCATGACGCCCTCCGCGGCAGCCACCGCCACCCGTGGATTCGCCACCGGCCAAGTTAGTGTGGCCTGCGGGAATCTCACGGTGACGTAGAAACTGCCGTAAATGTCTGAGTAGACGGAGCGTGTCACGCGCACGAGATCCTGAATTCCTCGCTTCTGAAATTCGGTCTCTATCGCGCGTTTCACTCGGATCTCCCCGTTGTCGAACGACTCATCGGAGAGGGTTGTTACGTTAGAAATTCCCACCTGGTCGCACCCGGAGCTCCACGGGGGGCTCAGTTTCGTGGATGCGCCCGGTGGCGTCCACGACTTTGCACCGGATCTTGTAGGTGACATCGCCCGACACGGCCGGGGCGGTAATGTCGATGTTGGTGCGCGTACCATTTACCACGGCCGCGGCGGAGAACGTCGGGCCTGTCGGGTCGGAGACCCACGCCACCGAGGAGATTGCGGCGCCGCGCAGCGGAGCTCGCCACTCGAGGTAATGCTCGCGTTTCTCGTTGGAGCTCATGTCGCTCCAGACGCGGGGGCGCGGTGTAGCCATCTATTCAGTCCTCAGTCCGGGTCAAGAAAGCGCCACCGCTTGCCGCCGAATGCCTGCGACAGATTGGCGGGGCTGTCAAAGTGGCACCAGGTAAACCCATTGTCGGATAACTGATCCTCGGGGCCGAAGCCCGAGTCCGTGAAATCGTTGCCATTGCCGGACACGTCATTCCCGAAGTGGGTATTGTCCTCAAAGTCGAGAAAGACTCCCCGGTTTCCATAAGTGCCAGTGTAGGTGATGGGAGCGCCGCCCGACGCGAATTGTGCCGGGGCGAGCGCCTGGCCGTCGATGACATAGTAGAGCGCAATGTCGCCATCGAAGAAGTGGTTTGCGCCGTCCTGCCGCGCGCCGATGACGGTGGTGAGCGGCGCCTCTTGGAGCCAATCCATTACCTGGCCGAGCGCCGGGTTGGTGCGTGCCTCAATGGCGGTGAGCCGCACACCATCGATGTAGAAAATCACCCGATCATCGGCCACCGCCAGATTCGTGTCGATGCTGCACATCACATGATAGATGGTGGCAACCGAATACTGCGTCGAGCTCCGTTGCTGGACGGTAATATTACCTTCGCCATCTTCATGAGTGAGATCGAGCTTGTCAGCTTTGAAGCGTAGATAGCTGTGATTTGCAGGGTTGAGCCCGCCGTCGAAGTAATGCGACTCGGTGCCGGTGAAGGCATCGACACGGAGCCAGCAACTTACCGTGATGCGCGTGAGGTCAGTGGGAGCCCCGCCCTCGACGTGGCAGAGGTTGAGCGGTTCACACGTTTCAAGCGGGGGCTCGAGGTGTTCGGAGTCGCGGATAACGGCCGTAACGGCGGTGCCCGTGTCAATGTCCACCGAATCGCCCAGGCCGGTATCAACGAACGGCAGGCGCGTATATCCGTAGGGCGTGTCGATGACTCCGCAGGCGCCGCCCACATCGACCGACGCCACGTTGACGAAGGAATCCGCGCCCATCGGCAGGAACCACAACCGCGGGGTGCCGTCCTCGAGGAGCTCTATCTGGGATGTGCTGATGAAGGTCGCCGTCTTGTCTCCGTGTGCGTAGACAACGGCATCCCAGTTGTCATTAGTGCGACCGAACTCGACGTAGAAGCACCCATTGACCGCGCTCACCGTTGGGGTGAGCAGCGTCAGAGTCAGAACCAGGATGCTGGGTACCTCGACGGTCACAGCGTCGCCCGGAATCACTGCCGGGAATTCGACGGCCCCGGGCAGCCCCAGCGTGTCGTAGACATCGACCTCGAGCGCCGGCTCAGTCTCGTGTATGCGCCCGCTGGAATCGGTGAACTTGCATCGGAGCTCGTACAGGGTCGGGTGGCCGGCAATGGGGATCTCAATGTCGAGGCTCGTTCGCGTACCGGCCCCCTCGACTGCCAGGCGGGTAAACAAAGCGCCAGGCGGGGAGCTCGCCCAGGCCACGGACTCCGGGACAATGGTCGCGCCGAGCAGCGCGCCCGACCAGTCGAACTCGTGCCGGCGGATCATCGCCGTCGTCATGTCCGCAAGCACGCGAGGGCGTGGGACTGCCATCGCTCAGTCTCGTATGCGGGGCCGGCGCACTGTCATCGGTAGCACGCCGGCCCCTTCTGGGTTGTTAGATCTGGAAAATACCGCTTGCGTTGAAGTTGACACGGAAATCCGTGCCGTCGCCGGCAGTCTCGTCCTGGCCGAAATCAATGTTGAGCATGAGCTCGTCATTGGTCGCGGTGTCATCGTAGATGACCATGTGGCGCGCAGGCCCGATGGAGCCCCCGCTGGCCGTCCACACCTGGTCTGCCGCGTCGAAAGTGACCGTGCCGGTGGCCTCCACCCAAGTTGGGGTTGTCAGGTTTTGACCGAGGGCCGTGTAGCCGTTGCCAGTGCCGAGGGCGTTCGCGGAAATGGTGCTGCGTTGCGTGTGTGTGGCCGTGAACGTGTGGGTCGAGTTGTAGAGCTCACCCTTGAACGTATCGGCATCCAAGTCCATCGTGTTATCGCCAGCGTACTCGATGAGCTTGTTGTAGTTGGAAATCGTGACTGCCATAGGTGGTGTCCTCGGTGCAGGCCCGTGGTGAGGTTATTCCTCGGGGCCGACGTTGATGGTTACACCGTTCCCACCGACTGAGGGTGTTTCTTCGCGGCGATTCTTGGCGCCCTCGAGGCGCTTCAGAGATTGGTCATATTGCTCGAGCCGGTTCTCGGCGCCGGGCTTGGCGGTGCCGAACACCATCTTGGCTACCAGCTTCTCCCGTGCGGCTTTGACCGCCTCATATCGGGGTGTGCTCATAGTTCGCGGTCCTCTCGTTTGACGTTCTGTGCTTCGCCGTCCGTGTCGAGGATGCCCTCGGGCGTCACCCCGATGACTCGCTGACACTTGACGTTCAGACAGACTATAGACCCGCAACGGGCCCATTTCTTGTCAAGAGCCGGGTCAGGAACCATGAACACACGGAAGCGCATCGAGCCACAGCTGCAGCGGAGCGCAAACTCGTCGCGGCCTGGATACACACGTTTCCCCGGAATATGCAGCGTTTGACGGCCGGCAATGTGGATGGCGGGGGATTTCTGTTCGCTCATCGGTTCATCCTGCTTTGGCGATGGTCATGATGGAGCCCCGGGCCGGAATCAGCATCGAGGCGCCCGTCACGCCATCGAGCATGGTGGAGCCCACGGGAGCGGATAGTAGCGCAATGCCTTCCCCGAGTGATGTCGGGGCGCTGATCCCCACCTTGACCACCGGCGGGAACAACAGAAGCGTGAAGGTCTTGACGAGGGGGCGCACCACGACGCCACCACCCACATCGGGGGTGAGCAGCGTCAGGGTGAAGGTCTTGAGGGGCGCTCGGATGCCGATGCCGGTGAGTACCTGGCTCGGCGTGTGGAGCGTAAGCGTGAACGTCTTGAGCGGAGCCTCGACAACAGCGCCCGAGGCCGGGACCGGCGCGAACAGCTGCAGCGTGAACACCTTGACCGGGACGGCCACCGGCAGGCCGCCGATGTCGGTCGGCGCGAACAGCTGCAACGTGAACGTCTTGAGGGGCGCGGCCACCGTGACGCCGGTCTCGACCGCCGGCAACGGCAGGACCAGGGTGAAGGCTTTGAGCGGAGCATCGACCGTGACGCCGGTCATGAGCGCCGGCGTGAACAACGTCAGCGTGAAGATGAGGTAAGGCGTTTCGACAATGACCTCGGTAGCGCCGGCCGAGACCGTGGGCGTCAACAGACTCAGCGTAAACGTCTTGAGGGGCGCATCGACCGTGACGCCGCTCGCGGCGACGGGCGTGAGCAACGTCAGGGTCAGAGTCTTGAGCGGCGCATCGACCGTCACTCCGGAATGCACCGTGGGGGTGAACAGGGTGAGTGTGAATGTCTTGAGTGGAGCGACCGCCTGGGCGCCCGTTGCGGCAACCGGCGTGAGGAGCGTCAGAGTGAACGTCTTGAGCGGGGCGACCGATCGCACGCCCGTTGCGGCCACCGGCACCAGGAGTGTGAGCGTGAACGTCTTGAGTGGCGCGTCAACCGCGACACCGCCCGCCAGTGACGGGGTGAACAGAGTCAACGTGAACGTCTTGAGGGGAGTCTCAACGGTGACACCGCTCGCGGCAACCGGCGTCAAGAGAGTCAAGGTGAACGTCTTGAGGGGCGCGTCAACGGTGACGCCGGTATGGATTGCCGGCGTGAGGAGCGTCAGCGTAAACGTCTTGAGGGGGGCCGTGAGCTGGACGCCGGTGGCGATGGAGCTCGGCGTCAGTAACGTCAAGGTGAAGGTCTTGAGGGGGGCGTCAATCGCAACGCCGCCCGCCAATGACGGGGTAAATAGTGTCAGAGTGAAAGTCTTGAGGGGTGCCTCGAGCTGTACGCCCGTTGCGGCCACCGGCGTAAGGAGCGTCAGAGTAAACGTCTTGAGGGGGGCCTCGAGCTGGACCCCGGTCGCGGCGACTGGCGTGAGTAGAGTAAGCGTGAAGGTCTTGAGCGGTGCATCGACGGTGACGCCAGAGTGCACGGCGGGCGTGAACAGAGTCAGGGTAAAAGTTTTGAGCGGCGCTGCGGCCGATGCCCCGGTCTCGGCCGAGGGCGTGCCGAGGCTCAAAGTGAAGGTCTTGAGCGGGGCCTCGAGCTGTACGCCGGTCGCGATGGAGCTCGGCGTCAGGAGCGTGAGTGTGAAGGTCTTGAGCGGGGCCTCGAGCTGTACGCCGGTCGCTGCAACTGGTGTAAACAGGGTGAGCGTGAAGGTCTTGAGTGGAGCATCGACCGTGACGCCGGAATGCACCGTGGGAGTGAACAGTGTGAGTGTGAACGTCTTGAGCGGCGCGTTGACCGTGACACCGGAGTGCACGGCCGGCGTGAACAGAGTAAGCGTGAAGGTCTTGAGCGGAGCATCGACGGTGACGCCGGTATGCGTCGCCGGGGTGAACAGGGTGAGCGTGAAAGTCTTGAGTGGAGCGTTGACCGTGACGGGCGCCCCAACGTCCGCAAACAGAAGCGCGACGGTGACGCCTCGTATCTCATATTCCGAATACGAGGGAGGCCGATAGACGTGCTCGGACATTAGCCGAGTTCTTCAAATACCAATAAGGCGATCAGCGTGACCGAGGTAATGGTGATCGCACTTTTAAGAGCCACGATCACGCCCGGATCGATGACGATACGCTCCTTCGGTGTGGGGAGCCATACGTGTCCGTTGAGCACGTTGAACCCACGATTGTAGAGAATGTCACCGTCGGTGCCTTCGGCCGTCGCCGTATGCCCGGTTGCTGTCGTCCCACCTACGGCCTTCGCTGTCGGCCCAAGACCCCGGTTATAGGGGACCGGCGTAAAAGATGTCACGGTCGCCGCCGCTGTTTTCTCCAGAATTTGTATCTCCCCGGTATCCGATACTTCGCTTGTGCTGTTGGAAACTTCGGCACGAATCAACTCGAGGGGTGTCGATGCGCCAGCTTTGATTTGCAGAAGTGTTTTAGCGGCCGTGACGGTCGCGATGTTTGCTCGTACCACGTACACAAGTCCTGACATTGTTCACATCCTCAAAAGAGTATTTGCATTGTCCTCAAAGGGAGGGAGAAGCGGCGGCAGCGGATCGGCGGTGGGGGGCAACCCGACCCGCTCGGCGTTGTCGATGGCAATGTTATCCATGTACACCGTATTCGTTCCGCCAACGGAAGCCGTCACAATCCCTTGCAAAAGCTCAGTCGGGCGCAGATACCCCGTACCTAAATTGCCTGGCGTCGTCACGGGATCGCTAGCGTCCTGATCGTTCGGTTGCCGCACGCCATCCAGCCACCAATCCCATTCCCCGGCTGCTCCGGCGCTCTCGTCTACCACGAACTCAAAAACATAGGGGGTATCCAATGAAACCGTGGCAAAAGACGAAAAGCTCTGGAAAGTGTTGGTTGAGTCGGTGTAGATCGAGACGGTAATCACGAGATCGCCGCCGGTATTCTGGAAAAGCATACAAAACAAACCGCCGGAGAACGTCGAATCGGCGTACCACGCTAGGTTTAGCGTGCCGTCATTCGCCAAATTTTCGGCGGCTATGATAAAGCCGAGCCGGTAATACAACGTCCCACCGAAGTCCTCGGAGTGATAGATGTATGCGTTTGAACTAATCGCGGTCGTTTCGCACTTTAAGCACTGCGCGTGCCAATTCCCCGGGGCGCCAGTAACCCCGCTGGTTGCCTGATCCTCGTCTAGCGTATTGCCGGCGGTGACAGTTTCCCCAATATTCCAGGTCTCCTCATAGCCGGTTCCCTCGAGTTTTTCATCCCATACGCGCGTCATAGCGAAGACGCTCCCGGCAAACGTGGAAGCGGAACATCCCACCAATCGGGGTCCAACGGATGGATGGCGCCAGCCGGGCGAACGTTGATGATGTACTCCTCCCGGCCACGGTTAAAGATGTGAATAACCACGTCGAAATTCGCATCACGGCTCTTTAGAGAGAACTCTACCTGGGACTTGACCCGCCCCTCTGCAGAACGGTTCGACTCCCCGAATTGGAAAACATTGGCATTATTCAATGGATGTGACACGCCGTCACGGGACGACGAAGGTTTGTGAATAATGATGCCGTCACGGGACGGACGTACTGACATCGGGCGATCAGCCTCTTTCGGGTGTGCCGAAAGAATAGCCGACGCTTTTTATGGTGTCAGGTTTGGTGACGACAATCAGGGCAGCGGGGGGCGGAGAAGGGCGGGAAATAGGTCAGTTGGCATCGGGCGCAGCCGTCCCGCGATCTCCTCCACGAGACACTCGATGCGCCGGAGGCAGTACGCGCACGCCTCTTTTCGGCCGCAGTCCGGGCAGGGGGCGGGCTCCCACCCCGGCTCCCACCCGTCGATGTGGCTGTAGTCACTTTCACTCACATATCACGCACGAGCGAGGCTGGCACGGTATAGCTCCAACAATGGATGTTGTGGCGAATCACCTTCAGGTCCGGGGGGCCCAGGAGCTCGGAAACCTCGCCTTCGCACATCTCGACCCATTTCGGGTCTGGGGGGGCCTCCCGTTTGTCGTTGAACACGGTCAGCAACAAGGAGAGGGTGTCCTCGTCGCGATCGTGCGTCGTGATGATGACCATCAGGTGCTCGGGATCCGGGCGTGACGCTTGGCGGCGCACCATCAAAGCCCCCGGGTCGGGGAACTCCTCGGGCACCGACGCCGGCTCACTAGCTAGAGCGTTCCGGATCATTTCAATCGTGGATAGGCTTTTCTGGGTGCTTTCGGCGTCAGCCATCGCCCTTACCCCAAGACCAGCGGGAGAATAATCGGCAGTATTTTCTCTCCGTCCGTCAGCAAGCTAACTTTGATGCAGATTGCTTTTCCTTGAACTCGGGTAGGGTCGAAAGGATGGGGGTTAGCCAATAACCTATTATTCTCGGCTTCCCAAGTCGTCACGGCGGCATCGCAATGTGCCTTGTCCAGCACCCTTGCCTGCTCGGTGCTCACATGGGCGCCGTTCACGAATAACTGCATGATCAATAAGAATTTCATTTTGATTACTCCTCCGGCGAATTGGGGGTCTGGTCGTCCTCCTGGCGCCAGAACCAGTGAACGATGGAGTGATGTAAGGCCCACCGGGCTGGAATGCCGAGGAGCTCCTGGAAAGTCGCGAGCATCGCTAGGCTGATGCCCACCAGTGGCTCGAGCTCACCCCGTTTCCGCGAGAGGCTGGCGTGATACATGAAAGCCTGGTCTGGCACGGACCATTCGACGACGACCATGAGGAGATGATCGGCGCCCAGGTCCGCGACGATGGGATCGTGGGCCTCGAGCGGCACGCCGGGCCTGATAGGATGCGCCGCCGCGTAGGCCACCATTTCCGGAACGGTTGCGGGCGGCTGGGGCGCCGGCGGCTTCTCGAGGTCATTCTTCATGACGGCACTCCGCGCGACGGTCATAGACACCGGCGGCTTGTAGGTCGAAGTTCATCCTCATCGCGAGGGCCTGGCAATGGCCTTCCGGCAGGCCTCGCTGGAGTACAGCGTAGGAGCCGAACGGCTGATGTACCATCACCAGGACCATGAGCAGGGGGAGCGGGTGGTTCATGGCTTCTGCTCCAGCGCTTGGCGTACCTGCCGAAGCATGATGTCGTGCAATCGGTCTGCCTCCTCGTGCGGGAATGGACTTTTCCCCCACAACCATTCGTGATAGCGTGACTCAAATTCTAAGACCTTTTCCAGCGCCTTCCGCAGCCGTTCGATTTCCGCGTCCTTCACGGCGAGTGCAGCAGCAAACTGTGGCAGGGTGGGTTCGGGCATACTCACTTCACTTCCTCCAGTGCTGCGCGTGTCATCGCTTCTCGTTTTACCAGGCGTGCCATGCGGGCGATCCTTCTCGTTGGGCGCGAGCCAGTTCGGCGGCGCCGGCGTGCGGGGTGTGGTAGCTGCGACCGTGCCGCTTGTAATACGCATTCATTTCGGCACGAGCACGGCGCAAAGAGAGCTCTTTCCATGTGTTTACCCCGAACCGCTTGAGCTCCGTGCCGGCCTTACGCATCTCGCGGACCCATTCCCGCGAGCGCGTCAAAGCCGCCGCCTTGACCCGGTTCAGGTCACGCGGGCGCTCGGTCATTGCACCGGGCGCAGATCCGGCTTGACTGGTTTGCTGCGCCGCCGCCCCTGTGGAGCCTTCTCCTCGGGCGGCGGTGCCTCCTCCTCGGGCTCGATGAATAGATCCTGCTGCAGCGGGTGGCCGATGGACTTCAGCCCCAGGATAAGCGTCTGCGCGAAGCCCTCACGGTGCTGGTCCTCCATGCGCGCGACGGCTTCGATAATCGTCATCGCCTTACGGTTCAGCCCGCGGTCTACGAGCTTCGTGCGCGAGTGGCTGATCGCGGTGTTGATCACCTTGCGCTCGGCCACCTTGGAGGCGAGCAGCTGACAATGGTCTCGGATTGCGTCGTGGACCTCGGCGTTGTCGAGAGCCTGTTTCTCGGGGCTCAACGGCTCAATTGCCGTGCCTTTTCCTTTCTGCGATGCCATTGGATTTACCTCTCTGTGACGATATTGATTTTGCGGCCGTATGCAGCCTCGAAACACCGTTGCTTGAGTTTGAACACGGGGTCGAGGCCGGCCTCGGCCTTCGGCTTAAAGTCTGCCGTGATGAGCATACCGGCGCGCACGTATTCGGCGTCGGCTACGTACTCGAACACGCGAGTCGTGCAGGCCAGGTTAGGCACCAGCGCGACGTGAATCGGATAGCGGGGGTGGTGCTCGAGCTCCTCGATGTTGCCGGCATCGAGCTCACGCATGAGACCGACGAACCATCGCGCCTCGCCGTGGCTGTCGTAGTGTAGAAAACTCTTTCCCCCACACCGCTCGCAACACGGGGGTTTCTTTTTCTCGTGCCAGGCACGGCAGGCCAGACACGTCCAAATCTTATGGCTCATGCCGTACCCACCCAGGCGAGTACCGAACCCGCCGGGTTTGCGAATGAATACGGCGGGTCCGGCCATGCTAGGTGGAGGCCTCGGGGTACTTGATGCCTTCCATAGTTAGGCGGCTAACATCAAAGAACTTGGCACACTCGTCGTGAAGCGCCTGGAAATACGCACACGCCTCGGCTTCGGGGTGATCGGTTGAGACCCGCCGAACTGCGTGCAAACACTGGAAAAACCCGGAGAAGTAGGCGCGGCGCATATCCATAAGCTGTGCCTGGCCGCACTCGGTTGGCGACGTTGCGAGCCACCAACCGTCATACATTTGTGAGATGGTCTTGAGCTCCGCTAATTCATCCGAGTCCGCGCTCATGTGGGCATCCTCTTGACCGCCCCGGCCAGCGGGGCCTGGATGGCACGCATTCGCGCCACATACTGGCTGCGTGTTTCTTGGGGCCCTCGGCGCCACTCGGGATGAGCCTCGAGTAGCGCCGTGAGCATGTCGCGGAGCTCCGGCGGATAGTTCGCCTCAATCCATTCTTGCACGTTGGCCTTTTCTGCGAAGATCCGAAAGTGCTCGTCCTGCGCCAAGTCGTGGCGCTGGTTAGTGAAATTCTGGTGGTGCAAACAGAGCATGAGCCCGCCCCTACTCAGGGTTGCGGAGCCGCTCCCTGGCAACGGGCACCGCGCACCGTTATGCGTGAAGTGGCACCGGCCGTCATGTCCCGATGGCGTCGGCCCCGAATCCTTGGCAAGTGGTCCCGTGTTTGCGTTGGCGTTGCTGCGCTGCTTGGACAAGGTTCTGTAGCTCCTGTCGGCTCGTGTTGATGGTGGAGAGGCCCAGGCGGGCCGCTTCTTCCACGAGCTCGTCGTCGGTCATTTTCCACACCGGGCCTTTCTCGCCTTGTGCAATGGCGGCGCCCAGGTAGGACATGGGGTCCATCGTCTGGAGATTGTCGGCCGCGCGTAGCACTTCAAGAGCTCGCTCGTCCCCGCACGTTTTGATGAGCTTCCCCACCAGAGACCGCCAGCGGGCAGGTTCCATGTGGAACATCGTCGCGCCCAGATCCCATATTTCCTTTTTGATGTCCTGCGGCGGATTGACCAGATTCTCGAGCGCCGATAGTCGTTCAAGAATCGGGGCCGCCAGTTGGTTGAATATCTCTCGCTCTCGGTCGGAGAGCACTAAGTGATCTTGATCTTTCATCTTTCTACCCTCAATGCCTGGCTGGAAGGCCGGAGGGAGCGCCCCCCCAACCCCCCCATTCCTGGAGCGGTTGGTGAGGCACCAATACCCGACCGGAGCCGGCCATCGGTCGCGCCTGCGCGTGCGTTTATCGACCCCGCGCACATAGCCCACGCTATGCCCCGGTCGGGGTGGAGAGGAGGAGAGAGGAGAGGCGCAGACCTGGGTCGGCGCCGACACAATTCCCTTCAGCTCACCGCCCGGGCGGGATGTTCAACCACGAGGGAGTGTTGGCACAAACACGCGAGGACGAACCCCGGGCGGTGACTGAAGGAAACTGCTGGTGTGCCATGAAAGTCCCTAGAAGGAATCCCGTGGACGCACTATGCCACTCGCTACAGGAAAAAAAAAGCCCCGGGCGGGGAGAAGGCCCCGGCCGAGGTTAAATCGGGCTCTGCTATGGGGGGAGGAAGGGGCAGGGCCCGATGTAGCGGGAAGGGTTATCCACGCATGGTGCGAACAATGCCCGAAATGCGCGTTGCACGCAAGTATGCCCGGGACTATAATTTAGTTGGGGTGTTCAACAGAAAGGAGTGACCAATGGCCTACATGCTAGTCCACGGCCCGTGCTTCTCGTGCGGTCGCCTCATGTCCTACAACGCAGACCTGGTGCCCTCGCTTCGTGATGAAGCCGGCGTGCGCCAGGCAATTTGCCGCGGGTGCGTCGGGATCTTCAACGAAAACCAGCGCAAGCACTCGCGACCCGAGTTTCAAATCCCCAGCAGGGCCTACGAGGCCCAGGAGGTCGATTGATATGGAACTCACCACTAAAGCCTTGGAGCGGCTGTTCGAGAAGCACCCGCTCTATTCCGGCGAGGAGAAATACGACGACCAGGGCAACCGCCCGATCCTCGCCAAGTATTTTACCCCCGACAGCAATTGGACCTGGTACGTGCTCGAGGCCGAGCGCCAGGGCGATGACTGGTACTTCTACGGGTACGTGGAGGGGTTCGAGAGCGAGTACGGCCCCTTCCTCCTGAGTGACCTTCAGAGCGCCCGCGGCCCCCTCGGATTGGCCATCGAGCGCGACCTGTACTTCAGGAACAAGCGCCTTCGGGACGTGGACAAGCGGCTGGAATCGGCCAGCATTGCCACCCCGAGCCAGAAAGCGGCGCCGGCGATGCTCATACGGCGGCGTAGGCGCCGCAGTAGGCGCCGGCGCTTGGCGCCGCTCGGGCTGAGAACGCGGTAAGAAGGGGCATCTGCGGAGGCTGCATGAATCCTGAACTTCAGAAAATCGTGCAACGAATGGTTGATCAGCACGGCCGACAACTTGCCGCGTCAATCATTCTCGCCGCACACAATGGCCGTTTAAGCGGGCCCATCAACCCCGCCAACATGCACCTGTTCCGCCGCTACAGGAACAGCGTCAGCGCCGACCCCTTCGTTATGCTCAAGGAGGCCGGGGCGTGAAATTCCACAAAAGCATCACTCTGAAACGGCTTGAGCGAGTCGTCCGGGCCAGCATGGCCGGCACCGAATACGCCGGCTTCTGCATCGCCTGTGGGCACAAACAGCACGGCGTCGAACCCGATGCCGAGGCCTACCGCTGCGAGAGTTGCGGCGAGTCCAAGGTCTACGGGGCCGAGGATTTGGCGCTGGCGATTATGTGAGGAGAACGGAAATGACTGATTGGGACGTACAGGCACGCACCCGGGCCGAAATGAAGAATGGGCTCGAGGCCGTCGCCGTCGAGATTATGAGTTACGCCGCAGCCGGGACGAAATACACCTTTTCCCCGGTCCCGCGCGAGGAGATTTCACACTGGCTCGAAATGCGCCGCGAGGATGGCCTCGCCGTCAGCTTCAGGCTCAACACCTGGAAGAAGCGCGTCGAAGTGGACCCGAGCCCGCCGCGGCACGAGGAATTCAACATCATGGGGCTGCGCGCCTGGGGCGCCGTCGGGTACGACGAGGCCCCTCCTTCGATGTCATTCGCCTGGGGGCGTGACGCCAAGCGCGTAGCCGCCGAAGTGCGCCGCAAGGTCATCGAGCCTTACGAGCCCATGTTCGAGGGCATCCAGGAGCGCCGGCGGGAATTCGACCGGAAATGGGACGCCTACGAGAAGGGCGCCGCCGAGCTCGCCGCGGCCCTCGGCACCGAGGCGCGGGGCCACAACAGGAGCGACGAAACCAAGTTCTACCCCACCTTCCCCGGCTACGACGGCCGGCAAGAATTCGGGATTCGGAGCTACGGCTCCGCAGAAATTCGGATCACCACCGACATCGACGGCGCCGTGGCACTGGCGCGCTTCATGCGTGACAGGTTCGCCAAGGCGCGGGAAGCGGAGGCAGGACCGAAACAGCTTCAACTGGTTGCGTAGCGACCAAGGAGATTGAAATGGAAACGATATGGGGGCACACCCAGACGATCGAGGAGCTCGCGCCGGGCATTCAGTTCGTGACCACGGCCAGCCACGGGGGCGTTGTCTTGAGCGATGAGCGTAAGGAGCAAATCCCGTGGGCGATCAAGCCGTTCACCGGCGACCGCCGCTATTGGGAGGAGGATATTGACTGGGCGGTGCCCTACCTGGTGTTCGAGCGTGAGCTCCGGGAACACGGCGCCGACGCCCACTACCTCCCCACCGCCCTGAAGAACGCGCGAGACATGCTCGCCGGCTATAAACCCGAATGGCTCGAGGCCATCGAGGAGGCGGTGTCATGCCCGTGAAAATCAAATCAAAGCCTAAGAAGTACGTCGCGCCACCTCTGCCGCGGGCGTGCAAGCATCATTTTTGCCAGTGCTCGCGCGCCGCGGAGCTCGCGGCGATGGGCTTAATCCTGGAGGCCATCCAGGTGCACGACGGACCCGTAGCCTGCCGGAAGCAGGAAAATAGATGAGCTTCAAGGTGCCCGGAAACAGCCGGTTAACCAAAGCATGGTTCGTCACCCGCGGCCAGGAACATTTACTCCAGCTTGCGAGCTCACCGGCCGATGGCAATAACGGAGCGTTTCTCGTCAGACGCAGGGGCGGCAAACGATTCTTCTGCATCGTGTCGGATGGTTTCGGTTGGGAGCATGTCTCGGTGAGCCTCAGAAGGGGCGACCTATCGACCTTTCCGCGCACCCCGACTTGGGAGGAAACGTGTCTCATCAAGGCCCTGTTTTGGGACGCCGAGGATACGGTCGTGCAATACCACCCGGCCGAGGCTGAATACGTGAATTATCATCCCTACACGCTGCACCTG